GGTAAGGACTTAATTCTACTAATTCCTCACTTGTGTATCTTTCTTGACTGTCTGGTGACCATATAGAGTTAAGCCAGGCTTGGAATCCATGGTGATACACCGTGAATTCAGTCCATTTGTCACCTAATTCATCAACAAAATCAACAGAAGATGCTTCGTCGTTTGGATTAATCTTTTTTCGTCTTTTGTAAAAGGCCTTAAATGCTGGTTCAATGCCAGATGTGGTCTGCGTTAAACAAGACACAGAACCGGCAGGTGCAGTAGTAGTATTTGCAATATTTCTGCGACCATACTTTTTGTAATCCTCTAACTGAGACGTCATAAGTTCTGCAGTAATTCGAGAAAGAAAGGGGTGGTTTTGCTCACGATCATAATCAAAAACAGGAAACGCGCCTCTTTCTTTTGCCAGTTTGATAGATTCATCGTACGAATTAATTGCCAACCATTTATATACTTCTTCAACAGTTTCGATTGACTCATCAGAACCGTAAGTTTGATTGAGCATTGCTATCATGTCACCCAAGCCGGTAATACCTAATCCTGTACGTCGTCCTCTTATTGCTTGAGCCTTAATAAATTCCCATAGCTGTAATTCTGTACTCTTAATGTAATTTGGCTCTGGATCTTTCTGTACTTTTTCTAAGATTTTGTCAATCTGCTCGATTTCAAGATCGATCATATCATCCATAAGTCTTTGTGCTTTTCTCACCGTCTCTGCATATTTTCCCCATTCAAATGACGCGCCTGATGACCAAGGGTTGCGTACAAAAGAAGTAAGGTTAACGAGCATAAGACGGCAAGAATCTCCGGGTGATAAAATAATTTCACCACATGGATTTGTCGATGTTGACCCAAACCCTTCGTTTTCATATATGTCTGAAGGCGTCATCTTTTTTGCAGTATCCCAAAACAAAACGCCAGGCTCAGCAGATGCATGGGCCCCTTCGATAAGCGCATCCCAAACCTCTGTTGCGTTTACGTCATCATTAACAATCTCGGGAGTTTCTGCGTCGACTGGCCATCGCTGCTGATATTTCTCTTTATTCTTGACTGCTTTCATGAATTCATCAGTAACACGGACTGATATATTTGCACCGGTGACTCTTTTTAAATTTTGTTTTATCTTAATAAAATCCATGACCTGGGGGTGATGTACTGAAATGCTGAGCATAAGGGCGCCTCTACGGCCACCTTGCGCAACTTCACGGCAAGAATTGGAAAATCGATCCATAAAAAGCTCGATTCCGTCTGTTGTACGAGCCGCGTTTTCACATGATTCCCCGCGGGGCCGGATATTTGAAATGTCAAACCCAACACCACCACGTCTTTTCATAATCTGCACTTGCTGCTGATCAGCGTTTAATATGCCTCCGTATGAATCATATGGCGATTCAATAACAAAGCAATTTGATATTGACTGAACTTGGAATGGGTTACCTATTCCCGCCATTGGCGACCCTTGTGGGACGATGTACTTGAAATTTTTAAAAAGGCTGAAGATTTCTTCCTTGCTCATTGAGTTGGGGTACTTTTGCTCTACTCGCGCAAACTCAGCTGCAAGACGTCTGTGCATATCATGTGGTGTTTTTTCGTAATAATTGCCATCCAAATCTTTTAATGCGTATTTGCCAACAAACACACCGGCAGCTAGCTCATCACCGCGAAAATAATCGAGGCTAGCTTCATGCACCTCACCGTAGGTAAACGTCTTTTTTTCATTCATCGTGTAATTCCTTTTTTGCTGTTTGGACTTGGTTCCATAAATCCTTCATTTTTTGCTTTGGGTTTGTCATTAAGTCATACGATTCGCGTTCGTCTTCTGAAGCCACTTTAAAAGTCGACTTTGAAGTATCAATCTTCAATACCATGTTCAGTCCATCCATCCCAGCACGATTTTTTGCAACAAAAAGTCGAGCATAACCGCTTGCCTTTTCTTCAGGTTTTCTACTTAAACCCAAAACGACATCAGATACCTGTGCTTTTCCATATGACTCACCCATATTTTCTAGACCTACCATATCAGCGTTTGCGCCGTTTCTGTTTGACTGTGATGCGGTCCAAACTGGTACATTAAAGTCCGCTGCCATTTGCCTAAGCTCTTCATAGATTAATTGCAATTCAAGCCTTAAGGCATCATATGACTTTGTTGATTTCATTACGTCGGCATAATCTATAATCACAACCGACGGCGTGTAATTACGTAACTTTAACTTTTCAAGATGATTTCGTATTGTATTAACGCTTGCCGAACGGCACGGATAATATTTGATTATCAAGTTACCGTATTCATTTTCTTCATAATTTTTTAAAACTTCATCTTTTCTATCAATTAAATCAGACACTGGAATATCGGTGATGTTTGCATCATACCGCTTACCTGTGAGAGTCTCTGACAATTCGAACGTGTAATGGACAACCGTTTTACCACGGCGAAGTGCTTCAGCACCCATGTTTACGAGCCAGTGGGATTTACCGACGCCGGTTGGCGCAACTACAACCCCAAGTTCACCGCGGCCTAAACCGCCGTCTAAAACATCTCTATGATCTAATTCTGGAATGCCTGTCGGCGAAGTGATTCGAACAATTTCTTGAAAACGTGCTTCAAGATCCTCAAAAAATTCATGCCCGATCGATTGCGGCATGCCTACAGACACAGCGGTGCGCATTAGATCAACTACTGACTCAAACTGCTCACCTTGCACTAGCTCGACAGCTTGAGTTAACGCTTCCTTAAACGCTTGCCGTTTGCAAAACTGCAATGCTTTGTCTTTTACATATGGCAAATCTTCTGGATGCTGATTCATTCGCATCCGTTGCAAAAAAGCAACTATCTGATCTTTTAGTAACTGATCAGCTTTGTCTTGTGCTAATTCTTCGCGGATGATTTGTATCAACAGTTGCATTGTTGGAAAACATCTGTACTTGTCATAATAATCAAAATAATGACCTGTAAGGTATTGTAGATATTTCAAGTCAAAATATTCGGGCACCATAACTTCATGCATTTGCTGGGCCCATTCTTTATCTGTAGCCATGCCTTGAAATATTTTTTCTTGAAAAGACTTTCCGTATGAACTGAACGTCGTTGATGCTGCAGCGGCAGCAATTTTAACTGAACTCATTTAAACCTCTATGTATTACATGCAAGAATTGATCCGAAGATAAAGACGATCAACGTCAAAGCCACGCGGTACGTCGACTCCCTCTCTCACCAGGTCTTTCAACAGAGCGAACTTGTTTTTGCTTATCTCATAATTGTCAACTGCAAACTTCAATCTTTTTATATGCTGTGCTGATAAATTTGAGTTGTCTAAATACATAAGCTTCCAATTCCTCTGAGGGACATCAGGTTGGCTCAGAATGTTACGCAAAATCGCATATGACTTCTTTTCGTTCCGAGTCTCGCACATATTAAGTATGTCATTTACGCTCACAAACTCCGGGCTTTTTAGTTCAGGAAAATGTTTGACTAACGACTTAAAACCGCAACCTTTTATGCCTGATATGCCGTCAGAAGTATCGCCAATGAACGTTCGTGCCGTAATAAAATTTTCTGTAGATACCCCATATCTTTCTAGGACATAATTCTCGTCGAGCATTTTTTTCGATGCCGGCGAATATTGCTTTGTTTTTTTGCTGATTAGTTGATGCAAATCTTGATCCATTGATATTATAATCTTTTCATCGTCGGGATAGGCATATCTGCAAATATACCCAATTACATCATCTGCTTCACATTCGTCAACGTAAATCTGCTGAACTGGAACGTGACAAAGAAGTTTCGTTAATAACTCAATTTGATAGTTAAAGTTTTCAGCTGTGTTTGGAATGTCTTCATATATCTCTGCTCTGTTTAGTCTTATAGGCTTTCTGTTCATTTTGTATTCTGGCAATATTGCACGTCTTCTTGCAGATCCACCGCCTTCCCAGCAAACGATAACTTTGCTTGGTTTAAACTTATTTATATACATCGACAAAGACTTCATAAAGCCAATTGAGCCGCCAAGATGATGGCCGTGCGATGACATAAGTGGTACGACACAATAACTTCTAGCAAAGATATTATATGCATCGATTAATAGAATTGGTTTTGACATTTTCTCTCCTTGTTTATTATAATGTAACATCCTCCAAGAAACTTTACACAGATTCATTCATTTGGATCGAACATTTCTTCTTCAAGAGACAAAGATATTTGTCTTATCTCTTCAAAAGACTCTGCGTCAATGTCAGCGTTTTTTGCATTGTTACCAGTTTTTTCTGCAAAAGCGTTGTTGAAAACAATATCGACAAATGGCTTGTATTTTGGATCAGCCCAGACCTCACCAAAATCAGCTTTATAGAATT